AGTGAACGAAATATACAAATTCATCGCCCCGAAGATCTCAAGCTACAGGCTTTTAAAGAATGGGTATTTGCCCGCGCAGGACAACTCAAACACGTATACTTGGCAGGCGGTGAGCCATTATTGATGAAGGAAAACTTAGAGTTCCTTGAATTACTAAAACGGGTCAATCCCAATGTTAATCTAAGAGTAAACACCAACCTAAGCAAAGTTGACACACGTATTTTTGATTTGATTTGTGAGTTCAAAAATGTACATTGGATTGTCAGTGTTGAAACCTTGGAATCAGAATATGAATATATACGTTATGGCGGACATTGGCAAGACTTCCTTGACAACTTGATTGCTATTAAAAAATTAGATCACAAGATATCATTTAACATGTTATATTTGGTACTCAACTATCGAACCATGTTTGCGTGTGTGGATTTTTTAAAAGGCATGGAATTTCACAACAACAGTTTTATTATTCAACCGTTGCTGGCCCCAGACTACCTAAATATTAGACATCTCGACGCAGGTGTGTTAAACTCTGTGAAAGATGAATTGACTCGGCGTATTGAGCAACAACCTGGATTTCTATTGGAAAATGGATATCGTAATGCGTTGGCATACTTGAATCAACCTGTAGAAAAAAACTTGACGCGGTGTTTTGAATATTTGAAACAAACGGATGCAAGACGAAATCTAGACAGCAGAGAAATTTTTAAAGATTTATACAAGGAAAACTATCATGGCTAAACCATTTGACGTAAGCAAATTTCGCAAAAGCATTACCAAAGCAATCGACGGCATCAGCGTTGGCTTCAATGATCCCACCGATTGGATCAGTACCAACAACTTTGCATTAAACTATCTTATCAGCGGCGACTTTAACAAAGGCATTCCCATGGGAAAGGTCACTGTGTTTGCTGGTGAGTCGGGCGCAGGTAAAAGTTTTATTTGTGCAGGCAACATTGTCAAGAATGCACAGGCGCAAGATATCTATCCGATCCTGATTGACACCGAAAATGCGCTCGACGAAGCGTGGCTACACGCACTGGGTGTTAACACCAGCGAAGACAAGTTGTTGAAACTCAACATGGCCATGATTGATGATGTGGCCAAAATGATCAGTGAGTTTGTCAAAGAATACAAGGCCTTGCCCGAAGACAGTAGACCCAAGGTGTTGTTTGTTCTTGATTCACTGGGCATGTTGTTGACGCCCACTGACGTCAATCAGTTCACGGCAGGCGACTTAAAAGGTGACATGGGCCGCAAGCCCAAAGCACTGACAGCGTTGGTTCGTAACTGTGTGAATATGTTTGGTGATCTAAATATTGGATTGGTATGTACAAATCACACCTACGCCAGTCAAGACATGTTTGATCCGGATGACAAGATCTCAGGTGGTCAGGGCTTTATCTATGCGTCAAGTATTGTAGTTGCCATGCGTAAGTTAAAACTCAAAGAAGATGAGGACGGTAACAAGATCAGCGAAGTAAAGGGTATCCGTGCCGCTTGCAAGATCATGAAAACACGCTATGCCAAACCCTTTGAAAGTGTACAGGTCAAGATTCCTTACGAAACAGGTATGAACCCCTACTCAGGCCTGACTGACCTAATCGAAGGCAAGGAACTTTTAAAGAAGGAAGGCAACAGTTTGGTATATACTACAGCCGATGGCGAGATTATCAAGAAATTCCGCAAGGGATGGGAACGCAATGATGATGGATGCTTGGATCATGTCATGAAAGACATTACCAATAACCCACACATATTTGATAAAACAAAACCCACAGAACAACCAGTAGAAGAGGAAACTGCAGAATGAGCCTAGATGTTGATGTTTTAATTGAAACATATACTATCCTAAAACAGTATATCCCTGTCAAAGATCGTCAGGAAGCCGCTGATAACTTGATGAGTGTCATGGTTGATATGCTCAACGATATTGAAATCAAAGAGTTTGCGGCCACTGATAGCCCGTTGACCAAATCTCTCAAAGAGTATATGAGTGAAGACGAAGACGAATACTACGACGAAGAATAATGTGGTATAATCGTGTAGTTGCAGATCTAAGCCAAATTCCGGCCTGTATCAATTACTACGAGAATGAATTGTTGTCGGCCAAGGCTGACTGCAAGATTTCAGGTAATGTTGAACGGTCGGTAGCAAACCTACCTGGTATCACAGAGCATAGATTTAATCAGCTACAGGAAATTGAAGCTATCTTAAATTACTTAAATATACAGTTACGCAAAATTCGACGTAAGCATTTTCAAAAGTATCTTGAAAGTTATGCTCGTGCTCTGACCAGTCGTGATGCCGAAAAGTATGTGGACGGCGAAGACGAAGTGATCGACTTTGAGACCATCATCAACGAAGTTGCTCTCGTGCGTAACAAATGGTTAGGTATGATGAAGGGCCTCGATAGTAAAAATTTCATGTTAGGACACGTGGTTCGTTTGAGAACTGCGGGCATGGAGGATGTGACAGTATGATGGATTGGAAATCTCGTGCAGATATGTTACTTGAAGAGTTCAATCTCTGTATGGCATCTCGTCCTCGGCAGAATACAGTAGACATTCAAATATTAAAAGATACAGCAGGCAAATGGGCACATCATTTGACCAGTATGCGAGCTTGGGGTTCAGATCTAGAAATAGCAGAAGCTTGCCATCAACTTGAACCCAGGCTTGATGAATTAAAAAAATCTGTAGTTATAGAAGTATTAAAAAATGGCGCAATTTAAAACAGCACAAGAAAGTCATGCACATAGTCGTCGGACTATGGATGCTATTTACGAGTTTGATACGTTCCTCGACAGTCTAAAAGTTGTGGCCGACATGGGTTGCGGACGTGGACTGGATGCCGAATGGTGGGCTACACTAGAAACCAGAGACGACCCTCCTGAACCCAGAAACTATCTGACCTATGCCATCGATTTGGATGTCAGTCGTATTGAACCCGACCTGTCTAAAATGAAGAACGTTAGAGTTATCAAAGACAATTTCTCCAAGGTCAAATTGCCAAAGACTGTGGATTTGATTTGGTGTCACGATGCATTTCAGTATGCAGTTGACCCAGTGGGCACATTGCGTCACTGGAACAAATTGATGACTCCGGATGGTATGTTGGTATTGATACTGCCGCAAAATATTGGATATTCCTACAATCGTTTGGTCAATCGCACAGAAAACTATTGTTATCATAATCACACTGTGTGCAATTTGATTTATATGCTGGCGGTCAATGGCTTTGACTGCAACGACGCTTATATGTTAAAAACAGCCAATGATCCTTGGATGCACTTGGCAGTTTACAAGAGTTCCGTTGAACCAATGGATCCTGCAACCACCAGCTTGTACGATCTAGCCGAAATGGAACTGTTACATCCTAGCGCAATCGCTAGTATAAACGCCTTTGGATATCTACGCCAGGAGGATCTAGTGTATCCTTGGCTCAACAGAGACTGGTATAGGTCAAAAAATTAATATGAAAATTGTTGTTGTCACTGGTGGCTTTGATCCCTTGCACTCAGGGCACATAGCCTACTTTGAATCTGCAAAACAATTGGGCGATAGACTCATTGTTGGCCTGAATAGCGATGACTGGCTCGAGCGCAAAAAAGGTCGAGCATTCATGCCGTTCATAGAACGTCAGGCCATCATACGTGGCCTGGGCGTAGTTGACAGTGTGATTGATTTTGATGACGATGACGACACTGCCAGAGATGCCATCGAACAGGTGCGTCTGCTTTATGCTGGTGCTGAGATTGTGTTTGCCAACGGTGGCGACAGAACACATGTCAATATACCAGAAATGACGGTCAACGACAAGAATGTATCTTTTGCGTTTGGGGTCGGTGGGTTCAACAAAACCAACAGCAGTAGTTGGATTTTACAAGAATGGCAGGCCCCTAAAACAGAACGTGCTTGGGGCTACTACAGAATACTACACCAAGTGCCAGGCACCAAAGTAAAAGAACTCACAGTCAACCCTGGTGCTAGCCTAAGTATGCAACGTCACGAACACCGTCACGAATTTTGGCACGTGACTGAAGGCGCCTGCGAGGTTGACCAAAAATCAGAAAGCGGGTATAATTTGCCTACAATGACATTAAATCGTCACAGTCAGGTGATTGTTCCGCAAGGAGATTGGCACCGTATTCGTAATCCTTTTGACGCACCCTGCAAGATTGTAGAAATACAATATGGCACAGCCTGTGAAGAATCAGATATCGAACGCGATAAATAACTTACTATGCGCGACCTAATTAATCTCATTGCCCGAACTGAAGATACGTCTTTGGAGTTTGAAATCAACCGTCTTGTAGAAGGAATAGATCAAATGATCAAGGCACAGCAACCACCAACAGAAGAACAACCAGTAGAAGAGCCGGACTACGCAGACAAGGCCGACTATAATGCTATTACTCCTGCATTGACAGCATGGCTACAGGATGCCGGAGTTGAAGATCCTAAACCCGAGTATAGTCTAAAATCTGGACGCCTGGCAGTGATTCGTATGAGTAATGTTATTCCTGCACAGTTAGCCCAGGCTGCCGAAGGTCTAGGACTAGTGCAGAATCCCGATCTAACAGAATTGCAGTCTATATCTAGTGGACAGTTTGACATTTACAGTTATGTGGGTCGTGGTAAAACATTTACATTTGTTTTACGTGGAGTCAAGACAGCACAAAGTTTTGCCGGAGCTGCCGGTGATTTGGTATTGAATCGCAAGGATTTGACACCAGTCAAACTGGGTTTAGACGGCACATATGACAATCGTAAAGAATTGGCAGACTCTACAAAATCAGCAGTCAAGTCCAAGGTCCGAAATGAAAAGTTGGCCACCGCTCTGATCGAATTGGTTGACATGGCCACAGCTCGAGGCGCTGGACAATTGAGCCCGGACAGTTTAGAATATGTAAATCCCATACGTGGTATGATAAGTCAAGACTTTGGTGAGATTCTTGCACCATTGGCCTTGGCTGATGAAGGCGAGACCATTAATTTCCCATCGGGCAACGAAAAACTGATTGATGTCACTGTAGGCGGCAAGGTACGTTACAGTGTCAAAGCCCTAGGTGGATCGGGAACCAGTATGAACAGTCTCGGTAGCCTGTTGGATGAATATGATGCCACACTTACCGACGAAGGTAAGAAAACCATGTTCCGTAACAGTATCAAAGTTTGGCAAACTGCCAGCAAAAAAGAAGGTAAGGTTGTAGATCGAATCTGCTATGCGGCAGCATTGAACCAAACCCCCGAGTATCTAAGTTATGTTAACATACTGGGAGGCGAGTTTGAAAAGTTTAGTGAATTAAAATCTTTGTTGGAGCCCTTGGTCAAAAAACTTGACTATACGGGCTTCTTAAAAATGATACTGCCTGCCACACAGGCTGGAGGTTGGGGAATCAATGTTGGTATGCCAACAGATTCTGCGTACTATCTGGGAAATACTGCCAACAAACCACAGGCTGGTATTGCTGGCAAATACAGCTATGACCACGATCATGTGGACGGTGCTGCCAACATCATTACCTATTGTTTAGGTAAAGGTTTTGAATTTAAGATCAAACGCGGACCAGACAGTCAACAGTACAAAGATATCATGAATGACATGATACAACAACTGAACTGTCAACTTGGACATGTGGATATCACACAAGACGGCAAGCTGGCAATTACCAGTAAACCATTTGGTAATCTAAACTTTGAGTTTGATTATCACGCACCCAGTCACATTGCTGGTAACAATCGTCCAGGATTCATGATAGTGCCTCCCAACAAAGGCGACAAGGGCAAGAAGAAATCCAAGTCAGATATTGAGCCTGGTGCCGGTGTAACTGATGCACCACCAGAACCTGCAATGAAACTCAAAAATCCTGATGCCAGTATGAGTGCAGACAAGATCTCTCGTCCGGGGCGCCAACCAGAAACAAGATCCGCCACAAAAGGTCTTGGACGTGAACGCAGATAATCTGCTTGACACAAATTCAACTATCATATATAATACACGCATCGGGCCTATAGCTTAATGGTAAAGCAGGGGACTCATAATCCCTTGAGTCGTGGTTCGATCCCACGTGGGCCCACCAAAAGAAAGTATACAAAGAAAATATATCTAGCAATGGCAGAAAT